CCAGTTCAAGTGGTGGTGTGACTGCATGTGGATCAGTCATCTGCCTTGTCCTGGTACGTGGCCAACACATGGCGTGCAAAGGCCGCGGCGATAGTTGCGTTCTGTGCGTTAGGCACCACGCAGTAGCTGTCCTGCCACCAATCCCGATAGAGCTGGATCAGTTGCGTGTCAGTGGGTTCGGTTTTCATAAGGCTGTTGAAGTTGCGGGATGTTGGGGCCGAGTTGATTGGCTAGTGCACCGAGGGACCAAACGACGATGGCCCATGTGCACAGATCAGAAATGCTCTTGCTCATCCAGGTCCTCAAGCACACTGCGTGCGCGGCCACACAACTCCCGGTCCTCCTCTGGTGTCCACCGCTTGGCTAGCTGCCGGATGTCGGCGGCCAGACAGCAATGGCCGTCAGCAAACAGACGAAGAGATGCCTCAACAAGAAGGCGGTGCGGTTGCTGCAAGGTGCGTGGCGGACCGGGCAGAGCATGCCGCTTTACCTGCCCATGGGCCGCTGCTGTTCATGGTTTGTTGCAATCCCGTTCCGACAGCTCCGCGGCCAGACGTTGGTAGGTCCGTTGGCACTGGCGTATGTCGGCACGGATGGCCCCGATCTGCCCGTTGAGCTGCAGCAGCTGACGGCTGGCGCCGTCCCTGCCGAGCTGCCGGGTCAGTCGATCATGGGCCTCTTGTAGCTGGTGCAGGCGCACAGATAGCTGCGCCAGGTCTGATAGGTCTGCCATGGGTGTTGTGGTGGGTGGTGGGCCCCATTGCTGGGGCCCGTGGTGGTGGGTCAGGGCTCGGCGTAATAGGTGGCCACTTCTGCCCCGGTGGTGTCCGTGATTGTTGCGTGGGGGTAAAAGAACCACCTGGAGCCAATGTTGGCTAAGCGGTCCTCGGCCTCCTCAAGAGTTGAAAACTCTCCCTCCCTGACGTACTCGGGTGAGTCGTTGGGTTCTTCGTCTGTGAAGAACCAAAGCGTGTAAGCCATAGCGGTGTGCGTTGTGGTGGGTGGTGCTGGTGAACCCAGCAGAGAGGCCCACAGGGGCCTCAGTGATGGGATCAGGGGCCTGGGTATTCCGTCACAGTGCGACGGTCCGGCAGGGTGTACCTGGGAGCGGCCAGGTCCTGGAGGATGACCGCCCAGGCCACCGCAGAAGCGACCAGGGCGAACGTTGCGGGTAGGTAGCGCATGGGTCAGCCTCCGAAGTACCAGAGGCCGGCGAACCAGTCGAGAGCGTCCCAGGCATCCTGTCCGCCCTTTGGTTTGTAGTCGGTCCAGTTGCGACCCCAGTCCGCAATTTGCAGGCGGGGATCAGACCCCTCGTTGTCGTCGATGTCCAGCAGAACCTGCAGAGCAGGCCCGCCAGTGGTGATCAACAGTCGGCCCTGGGTGGGCTCCAGGTTGTCGCCTACCGAGTGCCAGTCACTGCGTACCTCAAGGCTCAGAGCAAGGGTCCTGGCCTCCTCCTCCAGGGCCTCGCAGTCCTCGTCAGAGTCCAGCAGGGCTTCATGGAAGGCCTTGTGTAGGCGCACCAAGGTATCGACGAAGCCTTCGGCGTTGTCGATGGCGTGTTGCCACGCCTTGGTGTGCTCCTGTGTGGTGATCATTTGTCTAGGTGCGTGTGGTGGGCAGCGGTCAGCACATGGCCGCCCGCTGTTCCCCCATCCTAGCCACTACCGCTAGGGGCGCACCGTTTCGGACCTGCGTTGCCCCGGTGCTCCCTGGTGTTGCCTTGGTGTTTCCTTGGTGTGGGGCGGCAAACAAGAAACACGCAGGCCCGCAGCTGCTGCCCTACTGCAGTCTGCGGACCCCCCCTGCCTGTACTTGGGATATGTAGTCCCCTGGGACCCCAGTCATGCCAATGGGTTAGGGCCTTTTGTTGCGGTTGCTGTTGCAATGCACCCCCCCCACCCCTTGCCACAAACTGCCAGGAGGACCCCTACGGGGGGTGATAGCGGCCAGGGGTGTACGCGTAAGCCCCTCACATTTTCGGAGCAAAAAAGCGAACCTGGACGACCAGAGGTTGAAGAGGGTTTAACTAAGTACAACTTAGGTTATATAGGGTACTTAGGTGTACCTAAGTGAACTATGTATTGGATATTAGGGAGTACTAAGGACCTAATATTTAGTACTCCTTGTATCTATAGTTCAGAGGGGTTAGAGCCCTACGGGAGTAGATCCAGCCGGTGCAGCAGAGCTGCACCTATAACCATGGTGAACCATAGTTAACTATGGTTACCCCTTCCCCCCCTTACCCCCCCTTCCCCTATTTCCCCCTATTCATTATTGCGCAGTACATGTGTTCTGGTCCCCAGTTGGCAGGTAAGGGGGTGATGGGGCTAGGGTGATGGGGTGCCTGTGGTGGGCACTGCTGAACAGGGAGGAGGGTGGTCGCTCTCCTCTCCACAAACCCAAAGGAGACAGCAGGAGGCCCCTATGGCCCGCAATGACATCAACGAGCAGCTAGCTGACCTGCATGCCGGTTTGGCAATGCACCTGAAGGAGAAGCTGGATGAGGGCACCATCACGGGTAGTGAGCTGAATGTCCTGCGGCAGTTCCTGAAGGACAACCAGATCAGTGCTCAGCCAGTAGAGGGCACGCCATTTGGTGACCTGGTGTCATCCCTGCCGGATCTGGACAAGGTGGTGCACATGGCACCACGTCGTAAATCGGCCTGATGGCCACCAAGACCAACTGGCAACCACTCCCGGAACCGTTCAGCAGCGACTTTCGGTATTTCCTGGTGGTGGTGTGGCGACATCTGCAGCTACCAGATCCCACACCCATCCAGTTGGACATTGCTGGGTACATGCAAGAGGGCCCCAGTCGTCGGGTGATCCAGGCCTTCCGGGGTGTGGGTAAGTCATGGATGGCCGCGGCCTATGCCCTATGGCTACTGCGCAACGACCCACAGAAAAAAATCATGGTGGTGTCGGCCTCTAAAACACGGGCTGATGACTTTGCCATGTTCTGCATCCGCCTGATCCGGGAGATGCCCCTGTTGCAATGCCTGGAACCAGACCGTGATGAACAACGGGCAGCTAGTAACCGGTTTGATGTACGGCCTGCTTTTCCTGATCAGTCACCGTCGTTGAAGTCAGTTGGCATCTTTGGTCAGCTCACCGGTAGTCGTGCTGACCTGATCCTTCCTGATGACGTAGAGACCCCTAACACCAGCTGGACTGTTGGCATGCGGGAAAAGCTGCTGGCTGCTGTTGGTGAGTTCCAGGCCATCCTTAAGCCCGGTGGGGACGTCATGTTCCTGGGCACACCCCAGACCGAGGAGAGCCTGTACAACAAGCTGCAGCTACGGGGGTTCACTGCTCGTACATGGCCAGCTCGTTACCCCGAAAAGCCAGAGAAGTACGGCGAAGTCCTGGCACCAGTGATCCTGGAAGCTGATAAGGCCCTGGTCGGTAAGCCAACAGACCCGCGGCGGTTCTCTGAGATGGACCTCCTGGAACGGGAGACCAGCTACGGACGATCAGCCTTTGCCCTGCAGTTCCAACTAGACACCACCCTGTCGGACCTGATGCGCTTTCCGTTGCGCCTCAGTGACCTGATCGTGTTGGAGGTGTCAGACCATGCCCCAGAAAAGCTGGTGTGGTCCGGTGGGGCTGAGTACCGCATCACTGACCTGCCAGCCGTTGGCTTCAGCGGTGACTTCTACCACCGTCCTGCTTTCATCCATGGCGATTGGTTGCCCTTCCAGGGCTGCGTCATGTTCATTGACCCCTCAGGTCGCGGTCAGGACGAAACCGCATACGCCATCGTCGCTCACCTCAACGGCAGCCTGTTCCTGCTAGAGGTCGGTGCCTACAAAGATGGCTACACCGATCAGGTGCTGGAAGGCCTGGCACAGGCCGCTAAGCGCCGCAAGGTCAACCTGATCCTCCTGGAGGACCAGTTCGGTCAAGGCATGCTTGAGAACTTGCTCAAGCCCTACCTGCAGATCCATCACCCCTGCACCATCGAACCCGTCAGGTCGAACGTGCAGAAGGAGCGGCGCATCATCAACGCCCTTGAGCCCGTCATGAACCAGCACCGGCTCATCGTCAACCGCTCAGTCGTCGAAAGTGATGCCAAGGGACGGGAGGACGACGCCATTGAACGGCGCCTTAGCTACCAGCTCTTCCACCAGCTCACTCACATCACGGTGGACAGAGGCTGCCTGCAGCACGATGACCGCCTGGATGCCGTGGCAGGTGCTGTTGAGTACTGGAACGAAAGCCTTGCCATCGACGAGGACCGGGCAATCAAAGAACGTAAAGCTGAGCTGTGGGATTTGGAGCTTGAAGCTTTCATGGGCAACATAGAAGGAGCCCTTGACGCCCATTTGCTCGGTGTCCCTCTTAAGGATCTTCCAAAGGCTCCTGCAAATGGCTCATGGATCTCCCTGCGAAGATGAGCCGCTGCGGCTAAAGGCTTACGTGATCCGTCTGCCAGGCGTGTTTATTGGCGTTGACGGCCACAAGGAGCGCGGATCCTTCCAAACCATCGTCATGGCACCCAGTGAGGAGATGGCCTGGGACGTCGCTATCCAGCACGATGTCTGGGAACGGTTGCCGTTCAAGGTTTCCAACGTCCAAATCTTCCCTAAAGACCCTGTGCTGACCCATGGCAAGCATCAAGCTGACTGACGCGGCTAAGCACTACAAGGAGCTACCCCATCAGATAGCGGCCTGGAACGCCCTACAAGGCCTGTTGACCCCCGATCAGCTATCTGAGTTCGCTGAGGTCTATAGAGCGGCTCCTAGGCCCAAGGAGACGCCTCTGGCGAACACCTGGGATGACGTATCCACCCTTGCTCGCCGGGCGGGTGCCAAGTACCCCGAGTTGGTAGCCGCTCAGTGGGCCCTTGAATCCGGCTGGGGCAAGCACTTCTCAGGCACCTGGAACGCCTTTGGCCTGAAAGGCCCTGGCACTGACGCTGAAACCAAGGAGTTCATCAACGGCAAGTGGGTCACCATCACCGCTGGCTTCATCAACTTCCCTGACCTGGCCACCTGTGTTCAGTAC